CTTCGCCTTCGCCTTCGCCTTCGCCTTCGCCTTCGCCGTCATCCACCGGGCTAGCCTTATCAGCTGCCTTCGCCGCTTTGGTATAGGCGGCTAGGGCAGACAGGAATGACGCCTCACCTGCTAGCAGGGCTTGGCGCACTGTTTCGGGCAGATTATCCCATATCTCGAGAATAGCGCGCATATCGCTAAACCAACGTCCAAGCTTATTCTTGGCCGATGCGCTTACTAATGCTTTGTTTTTCTTGTTGTGTTTAGTCCAACCGACGGCGGCTTTGGTATCGCCAATTAACTTGTCCGATGCTTGGCCATTGCTAATCACTTCGATTAGGAAGGCATGACCCCAAGCCTTTGCACTGTTTTCGTTAGTCTTTTCTGCACTATTCCAGCCACTAACGGCCTTGCGCGCCGCATCGGCCATTGTGTCGGCATTAGTGGCGATTGTTTCGATTGTTTCGATTGTTTCGATTGTTTCGATTGTGTCGGTCATGTTCTTGTCACTTTCCATTTTGAGGATCTTACATATGTAAGATTTGTTGATGTTTATTTTGGGCACAGCTTCGCCCATGTTCGGTCACTAGGTGTTTCGAGCATGGCCGGGCAGCGGGTGATCCGCCTGCCTTCACATGTCCTATGAACACATTACCAGACCCACAGCCTGCGTCACTGCAAAGGTTTAAGGTATGAAATGAAGGGTAACACGTTGTTTTTACACGCTTTTTTCTTTTCCTCCTGCTGATCATGCCCTCACACACAACAGAAAAAATCAAGAAAAAGGCCCCGTTCACAACAGAACGAGGCCCAATCCACTACAGTTCTACTCTATTCCAAACAGCTAATCCGTCCCAACCCCCCACCAGATCACCGAGATTACCAACGAGAGGCTGAACATCAGCAGAGATTCATATTGGAGACCGCCCACCAATAGGCCCCAGCCAAAGCCCAGACCCGTAAACATCATTACGACAAGCACACACCTAAGTTCAAACTTTAGCACTAAACCGCTCCTCTGCTGTTCGAATACGAAGATTGTGGATCTTTTGACGTAAAACACCCGCAGCATCACGATATTCGCCGCGTTTGTGCCCCAATTCCTCGATCATCTCGACAAAACTGGAGTAAGAAGCGGCCATCGAGCGGATCACTTCCTTGCAATAGAAGATATATTCGTTGTAAACCTCACCCGCATCACAGCTATTCGTGAACTCCTCGGTCGGCCTGACCTTGTCGTTCAGCTGCAACCACGACAGAACCGAGTTGTTGGCACGAGCAATCTGGTTGATCCGGTCCTGATGCGACACCGGTTGGCTGTAATCGCCCTGCTTGCGCAGCCTTTCAAGCCCCTGCACCGCCCACGCCGCGATCGCTTCACGCTCCTCGGCCACCAGCACGGTGTGAAAGTCAGGGATCCTCTCCGACGCCTCAATCACCCGGTTGAATTCCAGCACTAGCCAGCGCCGGGTGAACCCCTTCGAGAAGTCCTTCGATCGCGGCAGGTGGTTGGAGGCAAACCAGTGGGCGGCAAGGGGTTTGAAGTCAAAGCTGTCGTGCCCCTTGAATTCGCTATTCTGGATCGAGCCCTCCACCACCTGCTTGAAAGTCTCGCCGTGGATCACCGTCGCCTCGGGGAGTTCCCCACACACGTTCAGAGTCTTGCCGACCAGTGCCGTCAGCTGGAACCGTTCACCCCACTTTGCTGGGGGCAGGGTGGCTACCGCGCGTGGTGGCATTAACGAGCGCAGTACCTCGAGCGCTTGTGACTTGCCGGTCCCAGCTTTGCCGTAGAGCAAGATCGCCCGCTGATACTGGGGTGCTACCCCGAAGATCGTGGCCGCAAACGCTTCCTGCAGCGCGTTGACCTTCTCCTGATAGTCAGGGTCGTCACCCCACGCGCTCTCGAGATACTCAAACCACCGGTGGGCCTCCTGCGCCCGCTCGGGCACATAGTTGAACGGCATCGTGAACGTCTTTCCGAACTTGGGTGAGTGCTCATGCAGCTCACCGCCCACGTCCAGAAACCCGTTGGCGAAGTTGATCCCGGTCTCCATCCCCTCGGACAGTTCCCCTCGGCACAGGATCGCCACAGTCTTAACCAGAGCCGCATAGTCGTTGTAGCGGCGGGCCAGAGTGTTGCCTTTCACATGCTTGGAGATGTGGGAGAATACCTCATCTTCGTCGATCTGCTCGAAGCACGACCCCGACCACCTCCAGAACTTGCCCATCGCGTGCTTGAGCTCACCGGCGCGGCTGAAGTCGGCAATCACCCGCTGGGCAATCGCCTCATGGTCAGCCTCGGCGTCTCCGCCTGCGGCTTCCTTGCGTGAGTCCTTGAACATCTTCTTGAGGTCGGGCTTGGACAGGCCAAGGTCTTTCCCCACCCGTGCCATGACGTAGTTGGTCAGGGTGCCAAACTCGAGCTCGGTGAAGTTATCGTCGGCAGCCACTGCCGTAACCAGACCGGTCAGCGCCGAAAGCACCTTGTCATCGTCGACCCCCTCGGCCACCTCAGCGTCAAACCACGCCTTGGCTTTCGTGAAGGTCCAGCGCGCAACCTGGTTCTTCTCCCGAAGTGAGGCGATCGTCCCATCCGCCTGCATCAATTCCGTCAGCCCAACGTCCCATCCGTCGGGCAGGGTCATCCCCTTCTCGACGTCCTTCAGCAGGAATTCCAGGAGCTTGGCCACGCCCTTGTTGGGGTCCATGTCGTCGCCCGAACACGACGAGGTGAAGTCGACCACCCAGGTGTGCATGTGTGAGATGGCGTCCGCCAAAGAGAGCGCCATGCTCTTGTCGATCCCCTGCACCACGCGCGCCAGATACCCGGCGTGCCGGATCATCTGAATGTCACGCTCGCCCTCGGGCACCACGTCGAGTGGTTTGGACCGCGCGCCCTGCGCCAGCGTGACCCCCCGCGAGCCCAGAACATCGCCCAGAGCGTCGCGCAACACCTGCTCGATGTTCACCGGCAGGCCCTGGATCTTGTCCATCACTTCCCACAGCTCGCTATTCGCCGTGTATGGCTTGCCGGTGTTCGGGTGGATCGAGGGCGGTAACACCATCTGGTTGCCCTCGCCGAGGAACTCGACGATCGACTGGTTCTCGTTGTCTCTTAGCTTAAAATTTCTTTGACTATTCCACTTATAAATCAGACCCATACCCTTCCGGCCAATCCGCACCCACGGGGTGGCAGGCAGGGCATCAAGGATCGCAGCTGTCAGAGCCTCGTCCTCTGTATCAATGTCAATCCCACACAGACCAGAGGCGGGACCAAACGGTAGGCCGATATTGGAGTGAGGATAGCTGGCCAGCCACAAGTCACGGATCTCGAGCGAAGGCATCTGGCGAGCGTAGGTGGTCCACTCGGCCAGGATCGGGGCCTTACCGGCGCCCTTGGCCGGGCTGTTCCACTGGCGTAGGGGAATGACCGGTAACCCAGCTGACCAATATTTAGGGGCGAAGTCACGGAAGATATTTTGATCGGACATATTAGCGATCCCTGTAAGGCTTGAGGCGGGTCAGAAACACGGCGCGGTCGTCTTCCGACACCAACTCTTCGAGGATCCCCACAACCATGGTTTCAAATTCGGATTGGCGCCGCAGGTTCATGACCCGCTCGCGCATCTTGACGATCTGTTCGATCAGGGTGGACTTGGCCTTGATGAGTTTCAGGAGCGTTTCGTCGTCGGCCTTGGCGACACCCTCGCGCTCCTTGCTGATCTCACGCAGGTCCTTCAGGCAGAGCCTCAGCTCGTCCTCGACCACGCCCATGTCCTCGTCGGTGACGCCGCGCCCGGTAGCCTCAACCTCAACCACCCGTTCAACCACCCGCTCGACCTCGACCACAGTGGTCTCCATCAGGCCGCGAAGAACTTCGACAGTCTCTCGGTCGTAGGGGCAGCCGTCTCTCTCGAATAAGCCACTATCGGCAGTGAATTGTTGTTTGAGACCCTGCAGACTCTGCAGAACCCCGAGGCGGAGGGTGGGGAATGTGTTCATAAGTGCCCCCTAGAACTTCATTCCGCGCATACGCGAGTGGAAAATCTAAAGTACCGGGGGGACTTCTAGTAGGTTCCGCCAGAACCACCCCGGCTCCATGCTTGTAACAACCCCCTAGTTCCGCCCACGACCGCAGCATGTATGCTGACCTCTATCAGTCGGTGCTCGAGCGCTTCGGCACCGGCAACTCAGGTCAGTCGATGGGTGACTGGATCCTCGAGAACACGTTCCATCGGGGGCGCAAGTTCAGCTTCAAGGGTTATGAGTTCCAGAAGGCCATCGCGGATGATATGCATCCCGAGCTGTCGGTCATCAAACCCAGTCAGACCGGCCTGACCGAGGTCCAGTTGCGCAAGTTCCTGGCGATCCTCGCGCGCAACACGGGGTGCGCCGGGATCTTCTCTATGCCCAACGGCAACATGCTCAAGCGGACCTACAACGCGAGGCTCAAGCCGATCATCGAGGGGGCCTCGATCTTCAACCCGCCGGGGGTCACCCCGGTGCGCCGCTACGACCAGGTCCAGATCCGCGACAGCTTCGGCTACCTGACCGGCTGTACGGATGGGGACGCCACCTCCACTTCAGCCGACTTCCTGATGCACGACGAAGTCGACCTGTCACCGATGGACATCCTCGATCTGTATCAGTCACGGCTGCAGAACTCGGACATGAAGATCACCCAGCGGTTCTCAACCCCCACTTGGGGTGGGTATGGGATCGACAAGTTCTACCAGATGTCGAACCAGTTCGAGTATTTCCAGCGATGCCAGAGCTGCAACCACGAGCAGATCCCCGTCTTCACCCCCGAGTTCGTCAAGATCCCCGACATCAACTGGGAGGTTGAGGACTTCCTCGATCTGGCGCCTGAGAGCATCCTCACCCTTGACACGCATGAGGCGTTCATCGTCTGCCAGAACTGCGGCAAGCGGTTGGATGTCGCCAACCCCACGCTGCGGCAGTGGGTCGCGCGCTTCCCATCACGCTCAGCCTTCCGAGGCTACCGCGTCCGCCCGTTTTCCACCAGCCGGCTACCGCCGGGGTACATCTTCAGCCGGTTGGCCAAAGCGCTCAACGAAGGCACCATCCGGCACTTCCGCAACACGGTGCTGGGCGAGACGCACAACAGCGCGGACAGCCAGATCCAGCGCGGCGACATCGAGACGTGCATGAAGACCCCGACTACGCCGGAGGTCAGCCAGGACACCCTGGTCTACATCGGACTGGACGTGGGCTTCACCTGTTACCTGACCCTGTCGTTCGACGACGAGGTAGGTCTCCCGGTCTACTTCAGGTTCATGTCGTTCCCGATGGCGCTGCTCCACGACAAGATCGCCGAGCTCCGCAAGCAGTACAACATCGCCCGCGGCGCGGCGGATAGGTTCCCGTTCGAGCCTGACGTCGATGCCCTGCGCGTGACCACCAACAACCTGATCATGCCGGTCCAGTACCGGGGCAACAACCCGCTGGCTCCCGTCAAGGATGAGCTCGGGATGATCACCCACTACTCGGCCAACCCGACCTTCCACCTCGATCGGATCCATACGATGATCGGGCAACACAAGCTGGTTCTGGCTGGTTATGGGCATCAGAAGGAGACTTTGATGACCCACCTGACAGATAACGTCCGCGACGAGCGGCCTGATCAGCCGGCGACGTGGAGAAAAAACCCCGGCGAGGATCACTATTTCCACGCCATGGCTTTCGGGCAGATCGCGCGCCGTATCCACGAGCACGCGGTCCTGCTGGACAACCACACCGAGCCTAAGGTCAGCGCCATGTTGGTGGCAGCCCCCCAAAGCGAGAGCGGGGGTTCCATGGGACTTTCGCGCGGCCATGGGACCGGCTTCCGCCGTGTCTCCAGACTAGGATAAATAATGGCGACGACCATCAGCAAACTGGCCCAGATTCTCCTCCCCAAGGGCAAGGGGGCCAAGGGCGGTAAGTCGTTCTCGGCCACCTACAACGCGCGCCAGCCTATCCTGACCGCGCCGACTTATCGTGACCATCTCACGGATTTGTTCAACACCCGGTCGATCAACGACAGCCGCCAGCTGATCAATGATCTGGTCAACCATGACCCCGACATGTCGGCTGCTGTCCACTCGTATCTGACAATCGCAGGCAGCGCGGACATGGTTGTGACCGCCCACAACGAGAAGGGGGAGCTCGACCGCGCCGGGATTGAACTCGCGCTGCAGGTGATCTCCAACCTCACGACCACCAACGACTACACGCTGGGCTTCTCGAGCAAGCCCGAGCTATCGGAACTGCTGACCGATCTGCGTTATTGGATCCTGCTGCGGGGTATGATCGCGGGCGAGCTCGTGCTCGACAAGGCCTACCTCCCCAGTGAAATCCGGCTGGTGGATGCCGCCGACCTCGAGTGGCAGGAGAAAACCCCGGGCCGGCTCACCCCGACGCAGAAGCCCCCCGGAGCCACGACGGCCATCGATCTCAACGTGCCGACGTTCTTCACCACCAAGTTCCACCAGAACCCTGACAGCGCCTACACCTATTCCCCGTTCGTGTCGGCGATCAACACGGTGGCCGCTCGGCAGGATATCATCAACGAGCTCTACCGGATCATGACGGTGGTCGGCTACCCGCGGATGGACATCTCGGTGCTCGAGGAAGTCCTGCTCCAGAACGTGCCGGTAGCCACTCGTACCGATCCGAAGAAGACCCGGGAATTCGTCGAGACCGAGATCTCCAAGATCCGGCAGACGCTGGCGGGTATGACCGCGCGTGACGCCTTCGTCCACTCGGACGCGGTGACAGCCCAGGTTATCAATGATAAGAACCCCGGCGCGGGCCTGCAGATCGAACGGGTGATTGAGATCCTCGACAACCAGAACCAGGCGGCGCTTAAGGTTATGCCTGCTGTGGTTGGACGGACGTCCTCACTCAACACCGCCTCGACCGAAGCCCGGCTGTTCGCGCTCTCTGCCGATGCCATGAACGTCAGCATCTCCGCTTTCCTGACCAAGCTCGTGACGCTGGCAGTGCGCATGGCCGGTTATCCGGGCAAGGTGAAGGTTGCGTTCCGCCCGGTCGAGATGCGTCAGCAGCTCGAGCTCGAGCCTCAGCTGACCATGCGCCGTTCACGCCTGACGCAGGATCTCTCGCTCGGGCTGATCACCGACGATGAATACCACCTCGAAATGTATGGCCGGCTCGCACCGGTCGGAGTTCCCCAGCTGTCGGGGACGGATTTCCTCAATCAGGAGAAGGTAGGTGTGGATGAGACTTCTGTCACTGCGAACAGCGATCCTCTCGGGCGCTCTCTGGCTCCTGAAGGAAGCGAGAGCGCCAAGTCCAATGAGGTCGCTGCGGGAGAAAAGAAATGATCGCGCTTTTTATGGCCAACATTTGGCGCGCGATAGCCATCGCAGCGGTCGTGGCGGGCCTGTGGCAAACCAACCGGATCGAGGGTTGGGTCGTCCTCAACGGCCTCGAGCAGGACGTAGCCGACTGCGAGGCCCGAACGACGGCAGAAATACAAAGCCATCAAAAGACTAAGTCAGACTACGCGAACGCCCAGCGTATCGCAGGCCTCGAGCAAGCTGTTAAGGTTGCAGCGGTCGAAGCTGAACAAGAAAGGGTTACCCGTGAACGCTCGAATTCTTACCGTGATCGCATTGCTGATCTCGACCGCCGCATGCTCGAGCTCTCCGGCTCCCGAGCCGAGCTTGAACGTCTTACCGGGGAGCCCCGTTTGCCCGACGTTCCCACTTCCACCGATGGAGTTGAGGCAGCGCCCGGTGATCTTGCCGTTGCTGAGAGGGTAACCTGTATTCGCCAGGCAATTCAGCTCGACGAACTCATCAATTGGACCAAAGATCAGGCTGGTTCTGACAGGTTTTCTGATATTCCCGTGACCGAATAGCGATCTGCTTCACATAGCAGTGAGCATGAAGCAGATCGCAATGACAGACGAGCTCTCGAAGCTCATCCAGGCAAGGGTCGGTAATGATATCGACACCTCGGGCCTGGCTGTGTTCGAAGCGATCTCGCTCAACACCCGCCCCCTCCCCGGCAAGAACGGGACGCTGCATGAAGGCGCGGTAATCACCTCGCTGACGCTGCAGCAGATGGCTGACCATATCAACAACGGCGGTCACCTGCCACTGATCTCGGATCACCAGCTCATGGGTGAGCCCAAGGGCCGGGTGTTCTCGGCCAAGGTTCTCTACGGCAGTCGGGGTGATCTTGAGCTGCGCACGCTGTTCTACCTCGATGCCACCGAGGACCGGCTGGTTCGCAAGTTGAACGCCGGTTCGCTCGACGAAGTCTCGGTCTCTTTCATGCCCACCGAGTTCCGCTGCTCGACGTGCGGCTGGGATTACTTCTCCGAGGCCTCGACCTTCGACAACCTGCTCGATCGCACCTGCGCCAATGGTCACGAGATCGGCACCAATGGTACCCACGCCGAGCTGAACGGCCTGTCCGACTTCATCGAACTGTCGCTGGTCGCACGCGGAGCCGCCGATCAAGCCAAAATTGTTGGGCAGTCCGATAGTCGGCTTGCACCCGCAACAGCCCTTCGCCTGGTGGCGAGAGGGTTCGACCAGAACAGTCTGCTTGTGCAGGCAACCCGAGGAGTGAGCCCTGTGGCTGAATTCGATCCGAGTGCATTTGTTACCCAACTTACGGAAGCCAAGGTCGGCGTTGTTACGCTAACCCTGGAGCGTGACGCTGCCACCAGCCAGGTGACTGCGCTGACTGCTGAGCGTGATACGCTGACTGCAGATCTTGCTGCTGCGAACACTGCGCGTGAGGCAGCTGTGGCCGCTCTGGCCGAAGCTGGTGCCAACGAAACCGACGCCGCCGTCGCCTTCCTGCGGGCCCAGCTCCAGAAGCTGACGGTCGCTAAGGGCGAAGCTGAGCCTGCGATCGACGCCCTGCCGGGTACGGTTGCCGAGCTTGAAGTCGCAATCCGCGGGTTGACCGCTGATCTGACGGCCATCCTGCCAGTTGGCGGTGTGACGCTGTCCAATAACTCCGAAGTATCCAACCAACCCGCGAAGGCCTCGAGCGCCTTCCGCACCCACACGAAAGCCTGAGGTAAAAAACCATGGTAATGAATATCAATCAGGTGGTCTCTTACGGGTATCCGTTCGACGAGTTCGCCTTCACCTACGCTCTTGCAACCGGGATCGTTGCTGCTGACGTCGACAAGGCTGTCACGCAAGACACTGGTGCCGCCAACAAGATGAAGCTGGCTGGTAACGGTAACCCCGTCCATGGCCGACTTCTGAGCGTTGAAGAGCTCACCGCCGGGCGTCCTTTGGTGGGCACCGTTGAACGCAAGTTCAAGGCGAAGTTCAAGAAGACCGCGGCGGCTGTTGCTTTGGGTGACGGCGTTTGTGGTTCGGCTACTGCCGGCCTTGTTCGCACCGCCGTCCCCGGCACTGATCCTGTCACCAACATCGTCGTGGAGCTCCTCGCGGATGACTTCATCGTAGTCGAGAGCCTCTGAGGAGCTATAATATCATGAAGCCTGCAAACCTCCTCTCTTTGTCGCGCAATCGTCGCTCGGCAGATGATGTCCTCGCCGGTGTTCTCGATGAGAACATGTCCACCAGTCTTCGGGCGGGCCAGAACCTGGTCCAGTCGGCCAAGGTTCTTCGCCTGTCGCTGCCTGACTACCTTCGCCTCGCCATCGACCCTGAAAAGTCGGACGAAACCAAGGGCGCCAAGCTCAACGGTTTTGAAGCAGCCCTGATCCATCTGGGTCTTCCGGTTCGCGACGACATCGACAATGGCATCCTGCTTCAGGCTGCTGCCGAGACGTTCCAGACCTTCCCGGGTTCGCGCGCGATGTTCCCGCCCGTGATCGACGCCATCCTGCAGTGGAAGTACCGCCAGGATAACATCGAGAGCATCTCCCCGATCGTAGCGCAGTCGCGCGGCATCGACGGCAACGAGATGATCACCACGGTGGTGGACGACAAGGAAGCTGACTATCAGCAGACTGGTGTCATCGCCGAAGGTTCGCGCATTCCGTTCCGCAAGATCGGCATGACCGAGAAGGGTGTGAAGTTCTACAAGTTCGGCGGCGGTTTTGAGTTCACCTATGAATTCGAGCGTCGGGCGAGCCTGGACATCGTCACCCCCTACGCGGCTCGTATGCAGCGCGAAGTCGAGATCGGCGAAGTGGCGGTTGCCACGAGCCTGCTGGTCAACGGTGATGGTGTGAACGCGGCGGCAACGGTTGTGAACGCTGCTGACCTCGCCACCGCCATGCCAGCCTCGGGCCGTCCTGTAACCGCCGCTGGCCGGATGAACTGGGAAGTGTTCCTTTCCTGGCTCGTGAACCGGGCCAAGGCGGGCCTGGCCATCGATACCGTCGTAGGCAACTACGACATGTACCTCGAGTGGCTGCGGATGTTCAGCACGCCGACCACCAATGCCGGCCTCAGCCAGGGTGACATCCTGCGCGGTGCGGGTGTTGACACTGCGATCGCCAACCCGAACTTCAAGTTCAACGTGAACTTCGCCCTGTCTTCGACTGCTCCAGCATCGAACCTGGTCGGCTTCATCAAGAACGAAACGCTTGAAGAGCTGGTTGAGAACGGTTCGGACATTGAAGAGTCCACCCGCGCGATCGAGAACCAGAAGGTCAAGTTCGTGAAGACCGAGAACAAGGGCTACCGCCTGGTGTTCGGTGACACGCGCTCAATCCTCAACCTCAACTAATGAGATCTTCCCCCCTCTTCGGAGGGGGGAATTTCAGGAGTTCTCATGAAAGTAGAAACCACTGGCGACTTCATGTTGCTGGACATCTTCGGCGGTCAGCAGATCGCCTCAGTGGGCACAACCGAGGTCCGTGACACCCCCTTCATTCGGCAGAAGCTCGATGAAGGTCAGTTGCGGGATTTGGGGGCGTCCGAACCCAAGCCGGTCTCTGATCCCTCAGCACCCAACTCCGGGCGGGCTGCGGCGAAGGCCAAGTAATGTATAGCGGCCTGCCATACAGCAGGCTCGTCTCCTTCAACGACGGTCCCCCTCTGGGGACCGTCGTTTGGGTTGCGCGAGACATCACGGGAACCCAACTGGCAACCGGCACAATCACCCCCACAACTGGGGCGGTGTCCACCGTCATCACTGTCCCCGCGCAGTACAACACCCTCGGTGTCAATGACCCCCTTCGGGTGACCCGCGACCTTTCCTGGAGCTACACCACCACGGGAGGCGCCCGCGCTGGCCGTGAACGGTACTTCGTCGAGGGCGTCATCCCGTTCCCAGTGTCTGAGGCCAGTGTCCGCAACATGCTGGGCGCCCCCGACCACAACCTTCCCGACGCCGAGATCGATCTGGTGTCCGCCTACTGGCGGATGCAGACTGATGCTACCGCTGCGCTCCTGTTGACGTTCGAGCAGACCGACGGGGTTGACGCTGCGATCATCGCCCGCGGGATCGAAGCCATGGCTGCGCTCGAGGTCCTGCCCACCATGCCACTACGCATGGCGCTCAAGGAAGGCTCAGCCACCGACAGCTACACCCGGTTTGACACCGACTGGGAAAAGATTGAGGCCAATCTGCTGCAGACTGTCCACGCCGCGCTGGCAGTGGTCTCCGGCGAGGCTGCATTCAACCCAGGTTCGATCTTCCAGCTCACACAACCGGTGGACAGGTTTAACCCCACAGGCTAAGTGACGGGGAATGACCTATAGTCAACTCGCTCGCAGAATAGCCCTGGTGCTGCTTCTTGGGGCCCCCATAGCATGGAACATGGGTGTTGAGGCTAGTCGAGGGGAGGTTGAAGTCCGATCGCATTTGCGTGTAATAGCCGACATGGAAAAGCAGGGATTCTCAAGAGCTCAGGCTGAGCAGTCCATCCAAGAGGTCAAGGACGAAGCCCGGCGTTACCATCTGACTCAAGAGTACCATGAGAAACAACAGGCGATCCAGGATATCCATCAAGCGGTTAACTGCTCGAGGGACTACCGCTTCTGTTAGTAGGTCACCATCCCAATGGTGATCCCGAGGATCTCATCGGCCCGGACAACCCGGTGTTCACCCAACAGGTCGTCTGACCGGATGTCCTCTGCAGACAGATAGCGGGCCATTTCGATCTGGGTCGAGAGCCGGCGCTCATCCACTTCACGATCTGTGGGTTCCAGCGCCAGGGGGATAACCCCCATGTTCTGCGGAGGGCCTTCTGTTGATAACCGAGTGACCGGGTCGATCACCTTGGTGCGGCGTGTCCACTGCAGGTGGTGGGTCACCCGAAACATCCGTAGGCTTTGCCAGAGAATTCCCTCGACATGCTCACTGGGGCCGTTCTCGGCTACAATGAACTGCAAACCTGAAGGGGTCTCCACGACATGCCGCGGCTTGAGCGCTGTGGGATATACCACGCGCGCAAGCTGGCGCGGAGGGACGAAGACATAGGACGGGATCTGGGTCTGATCAGTCTCACCCATTACAGCCATGACTGTGCCGCTGCCGTTGCCGATGATCTTGAGGGGAACCTCAAAGGCCCGACCAACTGTTTGAAGCGATAGCATCCTAGTAACCCAAGGCCGTGCTGGTCCGCTTCAATGCTACGTTGAGCGTCCGGTAATTGCGGTGCATCGATTGAACCATTGGTGACAACTCGAAGTCGGTCACCACCAGCTGGTCAATCTCGGTCCCATCGACAGGATCCAGCAGAAGGATCTTCGACCCTTCGTGGCAGCGGTCGTACAGGATGTCGAGCAGCTCGAGTTCGTTCAGCAGGTTGGGGTCCTGATAGCTGGACAACCCGAAGCCACAGGTGATGTCCCACAAACCTTGCTGTTCGGAAAATGCGAAGTTGTCGAGCCCGAACAGGGTTTCCTTGGGGAGTTTGTCCTCCTCGGCGCGCGTCTCCCAGGCCCAATACTGGACCTGGTGCGGGGTGGTTGCGTTGATCTCGGTCACGAGATCCACCGCGTGCCTTATGAGGGATTTCCCGATCGCAGAAATGGGGCTCGCCATAGATCGGGTCGTGAGGGAGTACCGAGTTGTCGTCTAGGGTAATCCTCCGGTTCAGTTTCAACCAAGGCAAGCGCACGTCCGCCAAGGCAGTGGCTAACCAGCTGCGCCGGGAGTTTCGCGCGGCGGTCCCCGATCTGTTGGTGAAGTATGGGGACGAAATGTACCCCGAACTCGAAGCAAAGCTCCGGGCCGAGATCACCCGCGACGTCAAGCGCGAGATCAGCAACGTGGCCCAGAGCTACAAGCGGATGATCTTCGGGGCGGGGCCGGGGGCCACCGGCCCTCGGGGGGCCATCAGCGGGATGAGTGCGCAGGGGGGAATGGGATCCCGAGGGGCGGGCATCCCGGCACTTCCGGCGTGGCCCGCGCGATCTGAGAGATATATGAATACCCCGTTCAAGAAGGCTAACCCGCAGTGGTTTGTGGGGCGCACAGGGTATATGAAGCAGATGATGGCCAAGGGGCCGGTGTGGGAACAGTTGTTCGGGCCGGTGAGGGTCCAGATCCGACGCACGAGAGACCTAGCGGCCAATAGCTCGGAAGCCTCCGCCGGCGCGGCCAACAAGATGACCACACCCGGAATGGGGACCACCAGGGCGGGGCTTCTTCAGATCAAGGTCGCCGCCTTCGGGGATGTCTACGCCTCGATGTTGAGAAATTATTCGTCGAAGTCGGGGCTACTCGGGCTGGTGGCAGAGCGTGGGGGGGCTGAGCTGGCCTACCGCTTGGGGGGCAACACCCCGGCCAAACACCGGCCCACTCTGCAGCCATTCCTCGAATACTTCCTGAGCCGGGCTCTACCCTACGCAATTGAGCAGCGGATCGCTCGAGGCCTGGGAGCGAACATCCGAGAACGGGCGGTCGATATGAACGCCGGCAAGTAAAGCTGGTTCTGACGATTATCATTGACCGGTAAACCCCCATTGGTGAGGACACCTGATGGCCAACGAGAAAATCATCGACGTCGATCTGGAGGCCCACGACACGGATCTCCACGCTGCTATGCGTCGGTTCCAACAAGATATAAACCGCATCCAGACCGTTGTTGGTAGCATTGGCACCCAGATAAACAACTCGTTCGCGCTGCTCGACAACAAGACCAAGGACACCGTTCGTAATCTCCAGCGTGCACAGAGCCTAACTGCGGCTATCGATAAACTAGCCAACGGAAATAACCTATCCCCTGCCAAGGAGGGGCAGTTGCGCCGCCAGATGGCCAGTGAGCAAATCCGTAGCCTACGAGATGTCGAGAGCCTGAACCGGGCGCTGCACGAAACCCAGTCCAGGCGTGCAATTGCTCTTCAGCGGATCAGCGAGGAAACCAACAAGAAGACCCGCGAGGGGCTGATTGCCGAGATGGCATTGCAGGACCAGATCGAAGCAAAGATCAAGCGCCGTACCCGTGAGATCGAGAGCCCGACGGGGTCGTCAGGGAGAATGAGCCCGGCTGAGGAGCTCCGCAGGGATCGAACCCTAGCCGAGCAGCAAATCCGGAACATCAACGATGTGGCCAAGCTCAGGGAGGTGGTTAACGCCTCACGGATACGCCAGGAAACGCTCGCTAACAGGTTGGCAACCCAATCAAACGCTATAATCGTCAAAGGACTACAAGATCAGATAGTTCTTCAGAGAACCCTTGAGATTGAAGGCCAGAAGCGGATTAAGCAGCTCGAAAGCGGCGGCGGTGGGGGAATTTTCCCCTCGGGAGGTGTGGGTGGTGTTTTGGCCCGCACAGCGATGTACGCGGGGGCGGGGACGGCTATTTACGGGGTAGCCTCGGCGGCGCAGCAAGCTGTGGCGTTCACCATCCAACTTGAAGACAAGTTGGCGACGCTGCAGGCGATCTCAGGCTCCACGGCGGATCAGATGGACACACTGGCTGTGTCTATTCTTGAGGTCGCGAGCAACGCCAAGTTTTCCACTCTTGAACTTGTTGAGGCGACCACTGTTCTAGCCCAAGCGGGTATGACCACCCAGGAGATGGCCCGGGGGCTAGCGGCTGTATCCAATCTGGCAGTCGCCACAGGCACGTCAGTGGCAACCTCTGCTGAAACTTTGACATCAACGATCGGGGCATTCCAGCTTCAGGCCTCAGAGATGCCGCGTATCTCCGATGCATTGGTCTCAGGACTGAACCGGTCTAAGCTGAGCATCGACCAAGTCTCCTCTGCGCTACAATACGCCGGTGCCACTGCTTTCGAAAATAACATCACGTTCGAGGAACTGGTGGGCACCGCCGGCGCATTGGCTCAAGCGGGTATCCGTAGCGGGTCAACAATCGGCACGGGGCTGCGCCAGTTCCTGGTGGATCTCCAGGCCCCTTCAGAGAAACTTGTTACTCAGCTAACGGCCCTCAAGCTCACCGTTGCAGACGTGGATGTAGGAACGCGGGGCCTAGTCCCTGTTCTGACCACTCTGCGCGACGCTGGGTTTGACTCCGCGCAGGCCTACGGGGCCCTGGAAACCAGGGCAGCGGCAGCATATCTGGTCGCAAAGAATAATATCCCCGTGATCCAAGAGCTGGTGGATGCCCAGTATGCTGTCGGGACGGCAGCGAGAGCCGCTGAGGTCTCGATGGATAGCCTGGGCGCACAGTGGCAGCGGTTTCTCAATATTACGGGGGCAGGGACGGCAGAAATGTTGGCCGAGCCTCTCACTCGTCTGAAGAATATATTGAAAGCCGTGAACGACCAGATGGTAGAAAACACCGAGACGTCGGCTATGTTTTCGGCAAACCTCTCAGCGCAGTTCCCGATGCTAACTGGCTTGGGTGATGCCCTCGACTTTCTCACCCTTGGCTTTAGGGACACCACAACCGAAACTGAGAGACTTGCCACGGAACTCAACAACTCCACTGACGCTTTCAACACTTCAAGGCAGAAAGTGGAGGCTGTCGATGACGCGATCAGCAACCTGCTTGCCCAGGAGGAGCGTTACCAGGATAACAGCCCGGAGCTGCAGACCCAAGTGCTCGCGCTGTCCCAACGGTTCGAGGGGTTGGGAGTTGACCTACTCAGCGTGGCGGGGAATTATGACACCCTGATCCGGAAGATGCAGGAGTACCGTGCTGAGGCTGAGCTGACCACCGCGGCGAGAGCTGCAGAGCTCTCAGCAAGGGCTTCCGAACAGTTCACAGCGTCGAGCAGGGCCGCAAACAACTTGGTCAGCGGGGGCTTTGGGCGGCGACTGACGGGGGCCTCGCGTCAAGCCTATGACCAGCTTCAGACGACGCTTAACCCCCGGACGGAAGCCCAGAGGTCGCAGCATCAGTTGGCGCTAAACTCTTTCATCGGGACCACCAGCCAGATCCAAAACCCCGAAGACCGACGAGATGCTCAACGCTATGGGACATACATCGCCACTCGGGCTACAGCCGACTTGGATTACCGATCAGGCCGGCGGGAGTCCGCAGCGGCGTTGTTCCGTGGAAGTGCTCGGGGGCGGGAAGCTGTAGGCAACTTGGACCGAATTCGGCAATGGAGCGGCGCTCCCGGCGAAAGTCGGGAGGCCTTTGGTAACATCACGTTCGACCAACACACCACGGGCCAAATCGCCAGCTGGCAGGCCCAGATGGAGCAAGCCACCACCCAGGTCCAGAAGGACTTCTACTCCGGTTTGATTGCCCAAGCCCAAAGTTTCCAGATCCAAGGTCAAACCCAGGAGGGCGAAAGCGCCGCTGCAAGGCGTGAGCGGCAAGCGGCTGAGAGGCTTGCTGCTCGGGAAGGGCGTAGTGCGGCCAGCGCTGCGGCGAGGGCCTCGCGTTTGAATGACCGCAACGAGTTGACGGTCGCCAACGAGGGCTTGGCTGCCAGCAAGCTAGAACTTGAGGAGGTTCTGGAGCTGCTCAAGGACCCGTTGGATCTCGGGGATTTCTCCACGCTGACTGAGGAGCTCTATGATAGCTTCAACGAGTGGACGGCTGCCCGCGCGACGTCGATGGAAGCTGAGATCAAGAAAGCGAACATGAGCGCGGTCCAGGAAGAGACTTTCCGTAAGGAGGTCACGCGCGAGATTGATGTCCGGCGCCGTGAGTTGTCTCAGGCCCTGACCCAATCAATCGTTGGCATGTATGACAACCTGATCGAGCAGGCGCAGGAGGACTATGAGCGCGCGATCCAACCGTTTGAAGCGGGGGTGCAACTGGCGCAGGCCCGGATCAGCTCGTATGATCGGACCTACAACCAAGGCAACGTCCCGGATTACGTTCGGTCGGAGCAGGAATTCCAGGGGCAGCAGGTGAGTGAAGAGTTCGATCGGCAGCGATTGATCGCGCTGCGGGCCCAGATTGCGGCGCGGGAAGAGGCAGCAATTGCCTTTCAGCGGGCGATCGATATGGTCAGCCAGGGTGCGACTGCGGCAGGAGACGGGACTACCGCCGAACTGGATGTGAACCTCGCGGGAGTGGACGTTGGGAGCCCTGACCAGATCATCGCGGTGGCCCACCGATTGGGTGAGTTGGGGACGACTGCGGGGATCACTGCCCGGGACATGCAGAACCTGCAAGAGAAAAGCCAGGAGATGTCCGATGCCTTGCGCGTCAGTAAGGATGAGGCCGCGGCCCTCTCCACAAGTTTGCAGGCGGTTCCCATCCCTGACTTCGCCACCGGCCTGCAGATGGCCGCGCAGAACTACGCCCGTGTGAACAACCTCAACCGGACGTTCGAAGAAGATATCACCATGGGGTTGGGCGGAGCGTTCAGCGAAACCCACGGAATTATGAACAGTTTCTTCAACGACCTCATCACGAAGCCGATGAGTGCGGCTCAGGCTTTCCAAAGCATGGGTCAGTCCATCATCGCGATGATGGCCCGGATGGCGGCGGAGGCTGCAGCCAAGCAGATCATGAGCATCCTCCTGTCGTTCATTCCGGGTGCTGCCGGTGCGGGCGGGGGAGCCTCGGTGGCCGGCCCGGCTATGAACAGCTTTGCGGGGGGCATCAGTTATATCCCGGGGAGGTATGGCGGCGGTGAGGTCGGGAACGACAATGGTGGGTTAATCAACAAGGGCATTAGCAGTAGGGATAGTGTGCTGACTGGTGTAGCCAGAGGCGAGTTCATAACTCAGAAAACTGCCGTGGACAGCGTCGGGGTGGACTTCATGCGGGCAGTGAACTCGCGTGGCGCGGAGGCTCTGAGGGGCATGGGTGGAAACTCGACCTTCGTCACCCAAGCGCCAGCCCGGCAAGACATGTCGGTCTATATCGTGGCTCCCGAAGAGAAGCCTCAGCTCGGCGCCAACGACGTCATCGCCATCATCGACCGCAACATCATGAAGGACGGTAGTACAAAACGCTTGATCCGACATGTGTCACAGGGAGGCTAATCATGGCCGTATTTGATTTCTGTCCTAACTCTCAGGTCCCAGAGACGATCTCCCCGGCAGCCGCCGAAGCGACGTCGATGAATGGTTGGTCATTCTCGGCCCGTCCCTCTGTCCCCTATCAACGTAAATTCAAGATCAAGCTATACGGGCTGATGTGGTATTTGGACCCTATCACCGGCCTCTATGACGAGCTGACGGATCTCACTCATAACGCGCGGGTACTCGAAGAGTTTTATCGTGAACACCTAACTTGGAAAGAGTTCACCTGGACGCACCCACATATTGGGGTGTTGAACGTCAAGTTCGCTGAGAAGGTGGATGTCCCAGCTGGTATCGAGAACTCTGGGGGGGCGCTCGAGGGGCTTGAGATCACGTTGATCGAGTCAAACCCTGGATTCTAATCCACCCCCAGAAGTTGTCAGAACCACCGGGGCCGGCCACTGGTTGAGCTGTAACCAACCCCGCCCCGGAGATCCCATGACGATCCGACGCGCCCTTTCAATAAGGGTTCCTTCCGAAATCTACTGCGCTGTGGCGACCCTCGCCCAAGAGGAGGGGGTGGATCTCAACAGTAAAGTCAACGAGCTGGTGAGGATGGGGTTGGGGGAACACAAATCACTAACCGAGGCACTACACACAATGGTGCGCAAGCATATGATGGAGAACACCGATGAAGCGGCCTGATCTTACGATCGAGTACAAGCTCGGTGACGAGACCAAGGCCATCCGCTGGTCCTATGGCTTGTCGACGGACATCCAGCGGCTTGTCCCGGGTATCGACGATGCTATCAGCCACTTTCAGTTTCGCCCCGAGATCCGTGACTATGTCCTTCGCCGATGCCTGACTGAGAAGAAGGGCTTCGTGAAGGAAGAGAAGGATCTCATCGACGCTGACGTGATCGATGAGATCGAACCTGATGCCGTTCTCGCGATCCTCGACTGGGTCCAAGGCCACTTGTGTTTTTTCTTTGGCAGCTCGGCGGAGAGTACCCACCGCCGAGCGCAGGAGTTGAAAGAAGTTCTGGGCCGACTGAACCCCTCCACAACTGGTTCTCCAGTCTCTCCTTCGGGGACGCTTGCTGCTGGGCCTTCGGAATAGTTGAGGGCCAGCTGGACGAGCTTTACTGGACGTTCAGTTATTGGGAGTTGTCCCAGAAGATCCGACTGAAATACGAGGAGCTCGCCTCCATCCAGTTGTGCCACTACGTTGGCCTAGCAGAACTCGCCCGGCAAATCTTCGGGGGGAGTCAGTCAGCGCCGAAGAGCGGGTCTGCTGCGAAGGACTACAACCTGCTCCCGTCGACGGGAGATATCCATCAGGATCTCGCGGCGATCAGGGGGTTGTTGAGGGGGGGGTGAACCCTAAACGGCAGCCGAAAGGTTGGTGGTTCGGTCGGCCTTGGCCTATAGACTAACAGGCGCGCGCTGGGGAGCCTGAGGGAGACGAGTACACTTCCGGGGGGACTTCTTGGAATTTGGTAGCCCTCGGAGTTTTCGGTTTGCTAACGAGGCCCCATGGACGAACAAGCTAAAAGAGAAGTTAGGCTCGCAAAGAAACGCGAGTACTACATAAATAACAAAGATCAAATATCTTTGCAAAAGCAGGATTATTATAAACGTAATTGTGAGAAAATAATATCCTATAGCTTAGACTATTATAGACAAAACCGGGAGACCCGGATAGAAAAATCTCAGGCGTATAACGAAACCAACAAAGACAGGTTGGCGCTAGCAGCTAAGATACGCTACCAAGAAGACCCAGAAAGGTTTCGTGAAAAGGCTCGTTTAGAATACCACGCAGACCCCGAAAAGGCTAACAAACGAAACAAAGAGTGGATCCGAAAAAATCCGGAACTCAGGCAGGCCTCTCGTCGGAAGAGTAACGCTCGTCAAAGAGAATCTAACCCATCGTTTCGCATTAATGGGGCATTACGTTCTCGGATGCGAAAAGCCTTGGCCGGGAACTCCAAGTCGACTTCTACTATTGAGTTGTTGGGTTGCACGGTACCAGAACTCCGAGAGCATCTCGAGGAGCAATTCTTACCCGGCATGAGCTGGGAGAACTACACCCTGGCTGGGTGGCATATCGATCACATCAGGCCTTGTGCGAGTTTCGATCTAACTGACCCAGAACAACAGAGGCAGTGTTTTCATTTCACCAACCTGCAGCCGCTCTGGGCGAAGGACAATTTGGTGAAGGGTGATAAGTGGGATCCTGAGACAGAGGCGGAGACCGAAGCAGCCTAAATCCCCAACGCCGTACTAGTATGCTTCAACTCTGAGGTTAAACTCTTGGTTGAGCCAGGTTCTACCCTTTCAAGATGAATTGCCCAAATCCGTTGCCCATAGGGGTAACACCCAAAAGTTTCTAAGGAGCCCACCAGTGGCAGATGTCCGATCTAATGCCTTTATGCTCTCGAGCGCGACCGTCATGATCGCGCCGGCCTTCACCAAGAGCGTCTACGATCTTACCCCTGCTGAGGATAGCGTGGGCATGGTTCGCGAAGTGGCCATCCCGGTGGAAAGCTCGCTGATCGAACTGAAGAACGGTGTGGCCCAAGCCACGGTTGACTCCAAGCGCACGAACGTGTCGGCTATGATCAGCTTCACCTGTTTCGAGTTCACTGCTGCCAACGCTCAGCGGGCCTTGGGCCTTGCCTCGGCGACCGCCCCAGCGATCAAGCGCGGGGTTCTGACCACCGCTGCTGTTGCGGAAGCCGTGACCCTGGTGATGTCCAGCGACCCCGTCCCGGGTGACGCCGCTTCGGCTCTGACTGTTGTAGGGGATATCCCTTCGGGGGCCACGATTCTTCTGCAACACCCCAATGGCACTGACTATGTGTTCCCGACCAAAACCTCCGGGGTGACCACCCTGGCGTCGACCACGTTCACCACGCCAATCGCCGGGAACTACAAGATCCCGCTGGGGATGACCTTCCCAATCGGCACCAAGGTGTGGATCGTGCCCGCGGTTCAGGTGGCCCACATTGGTTACGACGATCTGTTCGGCGTTAAGATCGTGGGGACTCTGTCCAACTACGATCGCCCGATCGTGTTCGTGGCGCCCAAGGTCAAGATCGGCAAGGGCTTCAACCTGAACTTCACTGAAACCGACTACGGCGGCATGCCTTTCGAGCTTAAGCCACTGTTGATGTCGCTGACGGAAGCCACGGGTCGCTTGGCAGACATTGGTACCAAGGCTCCTGCTGACGTTTACATCGGCGCATAAACCCACACCCGCCGAGGACGGCCAGGAGAACCCCTCTCCTGGCCGTTTTCTTTTGTCTGTAATCCACCCCTGATTGTGGACCGAACCGGGCCACGACCTCTAGTCCAAACCCATGTCGGTCTTCCCCTCACAACAGATTGAAGATGCTCATAAGCTCCAAGCGGACGCTGAGATATTTCTGTATGAGCTGACCCCGTCTGTGGGTGGGACTATGTATTTCAAGAGTGATAACCCCGTGACGTGGCAGGGGAATCTCTACGAAGGTCTACCCCTGCAATTCAGTGGTGCCAGCCGAAGCACTGAGATTGGCACAGGCCGGCCAACCTTGACTATCGGGGACACCAACCTCGATCTTGGTCCCTTCAAACCTCTGTTGTTTGATGGTTATGCTGAGGGGGCTGCAATCATCCGGCGTCGGGTGTTGCTCACCGCTATCGAAGATAACTTGGATCAGTCCTCAGACGAGCACTACAAGGTGCGTCAGACCTCAGATTACGGGCGGACGAGTATTACTCTAGAACTCGCGCGAGCTGCGGATAGCTTGGAGTTCTCGTTCCCCTTTCACCAATACTACGCTCCCGATTTCCCCTCGGTGCTCGCATGATTTACGAGCACCTCATAGGGCTCCCGTTTATCTGGGGTAAGCAGGACTGCTTCGAACTTTCCCGCCGGTTCTACTTTGACAACTTCGGGATCGTGATCCGCGACTACGCCCGGCCCAACGACTGGGACGCGGACATGATTGATCTCCTGCGCCATGCCCCGGTGCGAGAGGGGTTTGAATTGATCCCGATGTGGAAGCCTCAAGACATCCGTCCTGGTGATAGCTTCTGCATGTCGATTGGTAGCAGCAACGCCAACCACATCGGCGTCTACCTGGGCGACAACAAGTTCATCCATCACCTCATCAACCGGATATCCACTGTCGAGGACTTCCGGGAGTTCTGGCTCAGCCGGATTAACTACCTGTTGCGCCACCCCGACGTGCCTGACCTCCGCCCGGTCAAGCAGGAAACCAGCATCGCGGAGCTACTCCATGAACGATATTCACACTCAGTTGGTTGAGCTCTTCGACCCTGAGCTCAAGGAGGAGCTCTGTGGCCTTATCACCGCCGAAGGCCGGCTCTTTCTGGTACCTAACGTCCATGCTGAGCCCACCAAGGGTTTTCAGCTCGACCCTGTGGCGTTTCTCAATCTCCTGACCACTTATGAGATAGTGGGCACTTGGCATACGCATCCCCAAGGCGACGCCGCGCTCAGCCAGGAAGACTACGCTGGGTTCCTGCAGTGGCCGATGCTCACCCATTACATCGTGGGACTTGATGGGGACGTGCGGGCCTATGAGGTCGAAGCCGATCTGGTGCTGAACGTATGAAGCTCATCTTCCATGGGAAACTCCGCGACCTCTACGGTGAGAGCTTCGTCATGGCTGGAGACGTGCCCGCTGAGGTGATTGAAGGCTTCTTCTCCCAACAGCCAGACCATCCTCGAAACCTGGTGATCGACGCCGTGGGCTTCAACACTGAGGAGAAGCTCCGGGAAGCCACCGACCAGCACGAGCTTCATCTTGTGCCCGCTATGTACGGGGGCGGGGGCAACTTCGGTAAGATCCTGATTGGTGCTGTGTTGATTGCTATCGCAATCTGGAACCCAGGCCTGGCTGCTATCGGGATCGCAATGGAATTGAGCGCTGCTGGGACGGCGATGTTCGTGAGCATGGGTGTAGCCCTCGCACTCCAGGGTGTCATGGGTATCTTCTTCAAGGCTCCGTCGACTTCAAAGGACGCCGACCCACCCCCCTCACGTTATCTTGGTATTAACACAAATACCACTGCCCAAGGGACACCTATAACTATCGCTTGTGGACGCAACCAAATCGCCGGTCATTGGCTGAGCCTTCAATCCGACGCTGACAAACTCGCATTGGGTAAGTTCCCGGTGAGCTTTACATGACCTTTAAGTACGACGAGGGGCTGATGCCGTTCGGTACGGCGCAACAGCAGCAGTATCTGACTGCTTATCTGGAGTGTGGAGGTCAGATTAGGCCTGCCGCTAAGATGCTGGGGTGTCACCGGAGTAGCCTGCAGGAGGGTCTGAAGAGGTTGCGGGAGAAGGCCCAGCTTCAGGGGTTCGCGCCCGAGAAGGGGATCAATTTCCCAGTCCCGGATCTGTTCATGATCGAGCGGATGACGCTCCACACCGACGCCAATGGTAACATCAAGGAAGCCTGGCCGAAGCTCAAGCTTGACGATGCCCGGTGGATGCAGTTTGCCCAGGAGCGCCGTGAGAAGTTCTACGACGACAACCCCATCCCGGCCTTTCCTGAGGTCCCCACACCTGCATGGGATTTCAATCCATGGGTCATCCCTTGGTATAATATCGGGGATGCCCACCTGAATATGTTGGCGCAGTTGAAGAACTGCACCACCCCCTTCGATCTGACGAAGGCTACCCGAGATCTGCGCCAAGCGTTCGATATCTTGATCTCCGAGACCGTGCCCTCAGAACGCTGCGTTATCAACGACCTCGGGGACTTCACTCATGCGGAGAACACCGCTGGGGTCACCAGCGCGAGCGGCAACATCCTCGATATGGATCAGCCCTACTCGACGATGGTTGAGGTCTCCACCGATCTGATGGAATGGATCATCGTGCGAGCGCTGCAGCGTCACGAGCACGTCGACGTCATTATCAATCAGGGCAACCACAGCCGAGTCAATGACCTGTGGATGGCAATCCATTTGCGCCGGGTGTTTCGTGACAACCCTCGGGTCAATGTCCTCGACAACAGCCGGGTCTTCATCCCGTATCGGATGGATGACACCTTGGTGATGCTTCACCACTCCGACAAGTGTCCGGTTTCTCGTCTGCGGGATGTCTTCTATACGGACTTCCGCCAGGACGTGGCCGAGACCCAGTTCCACTATATCTGGATCGGGCACATCCACCACAAGATGCGGACCAAGGAATACAGCGTCGAGGTCGAGAGTTTTAACAACCTCGCCCCCAACGACAAGTACCACCACGATGCCGGCTATCGCTCCAAGAATTCCATCACGCGCGTCGACCTTCATCGCCGGTTTGGGGAAGTCGGACGTCGGGTGCTTTCAATCAATGAAATCCATGCAGCGCTCGGGATTGATACCGAGCTTCTGGCAGTAGAGGTCACCCGGGTATGAAGACGTTCTCTGGTGCAGGTGGTGGTGGTGGTGGGGCTAAGTTTGTCCAACGTCCTGACAACCTCCGGTCGACTGACCGCTTCGAGGGTTTGCTAGGGCTCGGCGCCGGCCCGTGGAAGGGCTTGGTCAACGGCTTCCAGTCCCTGACCATGAACGGCACTCCAATTGAGGATGCTGGGGGAAATAACAACTTCGAGGACTTCGACGCGATCTTCGCCAACGGAGATCCCGCGGAATTCCCCCAGAAGGTAGAGCTTCGGCTGGGCGCTGGGGGCTCCCCTACCAGTGTCGGGCTGACCATCGCCAACGCTAGCGTCGCCGCCGGCACTGGTACCCCTGGAGCGTGGCTCCCACAGTCAGTCGCCAATCTTAACGCAGACTTCCTAGATCTGCGCTTTGTGGTCCAGCAGCTCTATGTGCAGGGGGAGAGTGGGGTCTCGGATGCGACAGCCCACCTGGAAATAGAGATGAAGCCCTCAGGGGCGTCCACTTGGATGAACCCGCAGTTGGACGCCAGCCCCGAGGCTTATGACTCCTCAGGAGAGTACGGGCTCACGGACGGGACGTACCAGTATATGCTGTCGAGCAGGTTCACTGGGCTGGGGTACTACAACCCTGTTCCGGGCGAGACCAACAATGGCTGGTTTCGCATCACCGGCAAAACCACTTCGGCTTACGTCCACGAGATCCGGATCGCAGTCCCGAACACTGGGGCCTATGCCAACAAGAGCTGGGACGTTCGAGTCAGACTCCGTGAGCGCGACAACCTGGACGCGGACCCTGAATTCGAGAAGCGCAACATCACCTGGGAGTCGATCTCAGCGGGTTATAACACGATCTTTGGGGTGACCGAACCTTGGCGGGGGCTGGCGTGGCTCCAGGTATACGGCAAGGCTTCAAACCAGTTGAGCGGTGTGCCGACTCTCCTTGGGGAGTTTGATACGCTTGTTGTCCCGGTCCCGCCTTCTGGGGTGTTCAACCCGGACACTCGGGTATACTCGGGAGCCACCTGGGATGGCACTTGGGCACAGTCTTACACCAACGACCCTGCCTGGTGCATCAACGGTCTGATGCAGAACAGCCTGCATGGGCTCTCTTCGATCGCGCCAAACGCACGGCTCAATAAGTGGGATGCTCTCGCAGCATCCAAATGGTTCAGCGAGCTGGTGCCTGACGGCAATGGTGGATACGAGCCCCGCTCGAGCCTGAACGTAGCGATCAACGAGCCCCAGAAGGCCAAAGAATTCGTGCAGTATCTCGCGGGCGCGGTGGGGGCGATCTGCTGGGAGGGTAACCAGGGTGAGTGGCATCTTCGGGTGGACAAGCCAGAGGTGCCTGTCGATGTGTTCACGTTGGAGAGCATCGTTGGGGAATTCCGGTACACAAACTCCGACACCGAACAGCGGTATAACGACATCACTGCGGTCTTCCGCAATAAGGAGTTTGGCTACCGGGAAGACCGGGTGCGGGTGGTTGATAACACAGCCATCGCCCGCTTTGGGCGGAAGCCTACGACTGTCACCTTGGTGGGATGCACCGGACGGCAGGAAGCGTTACGCCGGGCTATTATCCGGCTGCGCGTAGCCAACAACGAAGTCCGAACCGTAAGGTTCACCACCAATCGCCGTGGCCGATTGCTTGAGCGTCTGAACACCATCTTGGTGGCGGACGCGGACCTCAACCGGATGGTGGAAGAGGAGCCGCGCAGCACTGGCAGAATCATGGCTGTCGCCCCAGATCGAACTTGGATTGAGGTCCGAGACACCCTGCGCCTCGAGCTCGGCGCGAGCTACACCCTCGTGTACTCAAAGACCAATTCAGAATACAACCCCTCGACCGCCACCGACCCCGCGGCCACCGAGTGGCTGAAGCCCACTCTCACAAGTTCCATTGCTGTCACCAACACCAGCGAGCAGCGGGGGGATGTCCGGCGGATATACCTGGCAACCGCGCTGCCGGCCACGGTGGCTGTGAACGCCAATGTCGCACTCAGCGCTGTCGGACTTCCAGCACTCCCTAAGGCCTATCGAATTCTGGATATCCAGGAGAGCGAAGGTGAACTGATCAGTATCTCGGCGATCGAGATCGACAGTGGCAAGTGGGCCGCGTCAGACGCTGGGATTGCCGAACAAGATATCACGACCAGCCTGTTGGACGGTGTGGTGCCACCCCCGGTAGCTCCGGTGGATGGGGTGCTATCCGCCACAACCGTGGAAACCCTCGCGGGCCCCCGCCGGGTGGTGGCTGTCAACTGGGATCGACCCAGCTATGGGTATATCACTGGGTATCGGCTTCAGGCGCGACACAATGGTGGCACTTGGCAGGATCTAGGCGTCCAGAGTGATAGTTACTATGAGTGGCTTGCGCCCGACGCTGGGGACTACGAGTTCCGCATATTCACTCGCGACTTCCGTGACCGAGAATCGATGCCTTTAGAAGCCGTGATTACTCTTGCGTATGCGGTCAGTCTAGGGGGGCTAACCTCAACCAACCTGTCCATTTATCAACGGGCCGCAGCGAGCCCCCCGCTCCCCTCTGTGGATGCTACGTTCACGTTCTCTACTGGAATCCTTACAGGCCTGGACAATGGGTGGACCACGACTACGCCCACTTCGGAGGGGAACCCACTATGGACTAGCAGCGCCCCAGCATCCTCTTGGACTGACACAGACATCGTCGCACCAGCTGAGTGGGTAGCTCCCAGCATTTTAGTTCAGGATGGACTGAACCAAGCGACGATTGAGATTTTCAAACGTTCGGCCACCGCCCCAGGTCTTCCAAGCCTAACTACGACATACACGTTCGACACTGGGGCTCTCACAGGGTTAAACAACGGGTGGAGCGCCAGTGCGCCTACCTCAGACGGGAACCCGCTTTGGAGTAGCACCGCATTAGCCTCTTCAATGGGGACTACTGTGGAAATCACCGCCGGCACATGGCCTGCGGCGATCGTGCTTGCCCGCGACGGTTTGAACCGAGCCACGGTGGATCTCTTCCGTAGATCAGCCTCAGCACCAGCGCTGCCCTCCGCCTCAATCACCTATACCTTCGCCACTGCAGGTGTGACTGGACTGACAAACAGCTGGACCACCGCGGTGCCCGCCGCAAACGGTCAGCCCCTTTGGGTCACCCGAGCCGCCGCGATCAGTGACCAGGCCTCTTTTGTGATCCCCACCGGGGATTGGTCTCCGACACAGATTATGTCTCAAGACGGCGCGAGCGGCGTCGCCGGGAATAGCAGTGCCTCTGTGTACCTATACCAGAGAGCATCTGCCACCCCTGCTGCTCCCAGCGGAACCTTCACTTACACCTTCGCTACAGCGGTGTTGTCGGGGGGTACATTAAATGCTTGGACCCAGGCAGTCCCCGCCGCCAACGGGGATCCACTGTTTATGATTGTGGCCAGCGCTGTGGCCAACACCCTGACCGTGAGTGTTCCCGCAGCGCAATTTAGCAGCCCTATCATCCAGACCGGGGCAGGGGTTAGCCAAACCCCTATCACATTGTATCAAAGGGCGGCTAGTGTCCCCACTGTCCCGGCGTCCACCCTCACATATACGTTTGGTAACAACAGCCTGAGCGGGGCCTTAGGATCTTGGGCCCGACTGGTGCCAGCCTCAGATGGTAATCCTCTATGGGCAACCATGGCTACCGCTGTTGGTACCGGCCCTTCAGACACCATCGCGACGGGTGAGTGGACTACTCCGGTTATTGCTGTTCAAGATGGTGTGGCGGGGGCGGCTGGTGTGACCACCTCGGTGGTCAAGTTCTACCGTCGTTCGGCAGCCAACCCCTCGGCGACAATGCCCAGTGGGACGATGACCTTAAACTTCAGCACCGGGGTGGTGACAGGGGGAACCCTGAATGGATGGACCTTGGTCGAGCCCTCGGCGGACGGTAATCCTCTTTGGGTTACCCAGCTAACGGCTAGTGGGACAGGCAGCACCACCACCTTCAACTCTGGGACATTACCCACACCGGTTCTGCTGACAGGTGCGGGGGTTAACTCGGCGCCATTATTCTTGTACCAACGGGCGGCGACAGCGCCCGCGGCACCCGTCGCGACCCTAACCTACACCTTTGCAACCGGAGTGTTGACCGGGGCTCTCGGCAGCTGGGGGCTGAATATCCCGGTGCCTACTGGACACCCCTTATGGGTGATTCAAGCAACAGCACTCAGCACGAGCGCTACGGACACTATCCCAACAGCGGAGTGGAGCGCGGCCAAGATCCTGGCTGAGGATGGGGTGGATGGCGTAGATGGGGCGGATGCTCTCGACGTCACCTTGACCAAATCTATGATCGTCCTACCCACAAATGGTTCAGGGGCGGTGACGTCCTACGATCTGGCAGTCACCAGCGTGCGGGTGCTCTTGCCCGACGGAACAGATGTGAGCAGCAACTTCGCTCTGTCGACAGCCTCCAACCCCCAAACACTGACGGTGGGGTACGTCACCCAGACGGCTACCATCACCAGCGGGTTCGACGTTGGTGAGGACTCGGCGTCTTTGATCATCCTGATCACGGGGTCGGGGCCATATGCCGGATATGTGTATCGCCGTAATGTTACACTTAGCAAGGCGATTGGTAACACCAACGTCAGCAACGACCGGATTGCTACGGCAGTTGTCGCTCCCTCGATTGCTGTTGGGGGAGCTATCCCCCCTCCAGTTTTGAACGCTGACTCCACCACTAACATCGCGTTTTCCTGGGATTGGGGGGGAACACCGACGGACATCGATGGTTTTGAGATCATCGCGCGGGCCTCAACCGTTGCGGGTGCCTACACCCTGGGAACAACGGTGGCAGAGGAACAGATCTTCACGGTCCCAGCAGATAAGCGGGTCTTCGTTCTCAACGGCCAGCCCTCGAACCTATACTACACCTTTTATGTCCGGGCCTACCGGATCGTTGATACTGACATCAATGCTGCCGGTATCATGCGCTCGACCGCCGTCAAATCGACAGTAGCGGGTGAAAACCCGTATCAGCCGACAGCCACCCCAGATTACACAGGTAATGTGGGTGGCACGGGTGCAAGTGCAGTCGCAACGGTGGTCACTAATTTTAACGCCCGCAACGATCGGATCGCTACCCCAATCACGATCCCCACAGTCGCGGGGGACGGATCGGCTGTTGACCATACTCTCAACAGTGGGGGTGTGAGCGCCGACATATCCTTCGAGTGGTCCTGGGGCGGTACAGAAGCCGACATCGATGGTTTTGAGATCTTGTATGTCGGGAGGTCCTCTGCCGCAGCATACATCATAGCGGGTACACCCGCTATTGAGACTGCTGTCAGAATACCGGCTGACCGCCGTTCTTTCTTCCTGATGGGTGTGTCCCCCATCCTCTACTACACGTTCTATGTTCGAGCGTACCGGGTAGTGGATCCTGATATCGACGCTGATGAGGTCGTCTACTCGTCGTGGGTCAAGTCGACCGCAAGTGGTGAAAACCCGTACCAGCCTGCGGCTACTGCGGCCTTTGATGGTAATCTCTCCGGCACCATAAGTGGTGTAGCGGTGGCCACCGTCACTGCAGCCACCACGAACTTTAACGCTCGTAACGACCGCAATGCCACAGCCGTCGTAGCCCCTACCGTGGTTACCACCGGCACTGCCGTAGACCACACTCTCAACACCGACGGCTCCGCTGATATCTCGTTCGAGTGGGTGTGGGGTGGAACTGAAGCTGATATCGACCTGTTCGAGATCATGATCCTTGGTCGTACTTCAGCCTCAACCTACACCGTGGGGGGCACCCCGGCGATTGAGCAACACTATTATGTGCCGCCTGACCGGAGGTCGTTCATCATCCAAGGCGTAGCCGCTGATTTGTACTGGACGTTTGCCGTGCGGGCCGTGCGGATCGTGGACAATGATGTCACTGTTTCAGGGCGCCTGATGAGCGGGTGGGCACAGCCTTCTGCCGCCGCTACTGGGGGCAGCGAGAACCCGTATCGTCCTAGCGCTACTGTCCCCTTCATTGGTGATATCTCGGGCACCGTTGGTTATGCGCCACTCCCAATGCAATCGAGCTATGTGATCCCGGTCTATCGTGACTATGATACTACTATTATCGGTGGCCGCACGAAGGTCGTGAAGCTGAGTCGTTACAAGGCAAACACCGATGTCTCGGCCAGTGCCACATGGACGGTGGACACCAGTTTTGGTGGTTTATCCGGGACAGTCAGCGCCAGTGGTTTGGTGAGCCTCACGCTTAATAGCTCGAATGACGGCTTTATGGTTGTCACCAGCACTTACGAAGACATCGACATTGACCACCTGATAGCGGTTGAAAGCGTTTTCTCGGCCCCCCCGCCCGAGGCAGGTAAGATTTTGGCTATGGGTCCAGGGATGGGCACCAATGCTCTAACCTCTGCGGCTGAGATTGATATTTCGGACGTGTTCATGGGCAAGACCGGCGCTGCCGGGGCCATCACAATTCAATGCTATGCCGGAATGTTCGGAGAAACGAGCGGGCAAGTCTGCAACCCCTTCGTGTATATATACAGCCGACCAGTAGGCGGTGGTTGGACTCTCCGAGGCACTAACAATCTCGGTAATACCAACACGTATTACGAGCAGTGCACCGTCGTGAAGTTGGGTAGCGTCAGCGCCATCATCACCGGTCTGACTGCGAACACCGAATATGAGTTCAAATTCACAGCCAAGCGCAACTCAGGCGCGGGAGCGGGCACGATCTTCAGCAAACTCGTCTATATGGTAGGGTCGTAACATGCTGCTTTCAGAGTCAGTCCCGATTGGGCCGATCACGCACTACACCCGCAGTCTGGATGAGACCGGGCGCCCCCTCGCTGTGCCGGAGGACCACGCCGATGCTGTGGCCCTGTTGCCAGAGGGGTGGGACGACACGTTCTGGGACTGGCAGCCTAGGTTCGACCCAAAAGGCCAATGGGTTCAGCGGGTGGGTCCCAAGAGGGAGGACCAGTGGCGCCAGCTTAAACGCGCCCGGGCCGATAGCCTCAAGCAGCCTCTGCAGACTTCCTTTGGGCCTCTCCAGGTAGACCCCGCTTCGATGGAAGCTCTGCGAGGTCGAGTTCTCCGGACACTCCTCCCCAATCCACCCCTGAGCATTGAGTGGACGATGGCAGATGATACCACAGTCTCGTTCACTCCAACGCAGTTCCAAGCGTTGGTAGCGAGAGCTGAGGACCGTCTGGACGCGCTGCATAAGCGGTCGCGAGAGGTGCGGGCTGAGATTTTTGACCCAGCGCGCACCCCGTTCGACGTCTTCGATCTGGAGTAAAGTTATGAGAGTCTTAGTCGCGGCATTAGCTCTGATTTTTGCGGCCCCCGCAGCGGCCCAAGATACCCGACAAATCGCCTTTTACGCTTTGAACGCTGTGGACGTGGCTCAAACATGTCGTATCTTAGCCGAAGGGGGGCGGGAGCTTAACCCTATCTACGGCTCCAATCCCTCCTGTGAAAGAGTGATTGGGACCAAGGTGATCGGGCTTGTGCTCCACACCTGGTTAACGAACGAGATTCGCCGACGCGACCCTAGTGCCGCCCGCATATTCCAGATTGTAGGCCTTATAGGGATCAGTGCCGTCGTCGGTTGGAACTTCACGTTGGTGTTTTAAGCGAGACCTAAGTAACGCACCACCCGCGCGACCTCCTGCTTGAGGGCGGCGAGATCCTTGTGGTTGTCCACCCGGTGCATCCGCAGGCGATCGAAGTCGATATCAAAGGAACTGCGGGGTTCGAGAGGGGCCCGTCCTCGGGCATCCACCCACAAGATGTGATCAAAGAGCTCCAGGGAGGCTTCGAGCTCTCGGGCTGATCGCATACCGACATACATGTCGTAGTCGACAAGGATCTCCTCAGCCAACCGGCTCCGACCCCCCTTGTTGTAGGCTGAGATAGCCTCGTACCAGAACGCTCTCCAGTTCGCCCGGTCCTCGTAACACTTCTCCATACTATCGTAGGTAATTCCACAGGCGGCGAGGGCGGGACGCACCACCTTCTCGCCCGCAAAGTAGCTGGAGGAGATGAAGGAGAAACCGTAGTTGTCCCGCAGTATCTCGGCGACAGTGTCTTTACCATGGCGACCGTGGCCTATAATAAGCAGCTTCATACCGCCACCTCCGCTTTGATCGGGGAAAGAGGGCGGTAGTCCGACAGGGCGAAGTGCTCAAACTTGAGCTCGTCGAAGGCCACGCCGTCAGGAATGTTGAGGGCCATCTGTGGAAGACCCTCAGGGATCTCCCGCTTCAACTGCTCTTTCACCGCGTCGAGGTGGTTGTTGTAGATATGACAGTCTCCACCAATCCATACCAACCTACCGGGCTTCAGGCCGGTGTAGTGGGCGATGATGTGGGTCAGCAGGGCGTAGCTGGCGATATTGAACGGAACCCCGAGCAGCATGTCCGCCGACCGCTGGTTGAGCTGACAGGTCAGCTCACCGTCATCGACATAGAACTGGAACAACATATGGCAGGGTGGGAGAGCCATGAGATGGAGTTCGCCGGGGTTCCAGGCGCTGACGATGTGCCGACGTCCATTGGGGTCGTTCTTGAGGCTGTCGATCACGCCTTGGATCTGGTCGATTACAAGGTCGGGCTGGTATCCAGCGGAGGGTTCACCGTTAGAGGCCCAGCTAGTGGCCACGAAAGGTCCCTTTTCACCCGTCTTCCACGCTCGCCACTGCGAGCTGTAGATAGGTCCGAGCTCGCCGCTCTCGTCGGCCCATTCATCCCAAATACCAGCGTCGAGGGTGTTGACGTTGGTCTCACCGCGCAAGAACCACAATAATTCCTCAACCACGCTCTTGAAGTGGACGCGCTTGGTAGTCAGCAGCGGGAAGCTTTTCTTGAGGTCGAACTCCATCCGGAGTGCGAACATACTGCGGGTGCCGGTTCCTGTGCGGTCTCCGCGGGGCTTTCCCTCGGCGAGCACCCTTCCCAGCGTCAGCAAATACTCGAGCTCGTTATCGTTCAGCATCAGAGGATCCCCAAGGCCCAGCAACCCGGGCGGGGTTGGCGTTGCATGCGCGGAATCGCGTAGAGAATTTCCCAAGAGCCATCGCGCCCGGTGGTCATGTCGATATGACCCAGCTCGTAGAGCGCTCGCGCCTTGGCGATGTTGGGGTCGTTGTTATCCCACCCGGAACCTCGAAGAGACCGACGGGCGACGATGAAGTCCCGCAGTTCGGGCCGGCCCATCCCGCCAAAGCGTTCAGGTGTCGCTCGGAGATATGAAGAGTTGGCCTCGATCAGGTTCCAGACGTCGTTGACATGGATCCGAAAAACCTTCGCTGTCTTGAACGGGCTACGCGAGCGCCGGTACTCGTCCAGGATCTGTTTCTCATTATCAGTCATTAGGGCTCCTTTTCATAGGAGCCCTAATGTGAGGTTTATGATGATCTTCCCAGCATGTTAAGACAAGTCACCCGGTGACTGGGTGGATTATAAGATGATCAGCTAAGTCAAACTGTTTGTGGGTTACCAAGATTACTTGTTTCAACTGACTCGACAGTGCTGCGAGTGCTTCGGCAGTAGCCGCAGCGTTGCCCGCATCCATGTCGCTGTCGATCTCGTCGCCGATGAACACAGGGAACACCCTCGCAGTTAGAACCTGTCCCATAGCGATCCTCAGGGCGAGATTGGCTATCGTCTTTCCCGCACCCGACAGTGTGTTGATATCCTGCGAGCCCACCATCACCTCCATCTCTTCGTCCACCGTGATGCTAGTCAGCTGACCAGCTGTCATGGTGTCGATCAGCGAGGACGCCACCCGCGACAGGGCCGGGGCTAGGTGGGCCTTCACCCCTCGGCGGGCGTTACCGATGGCCTTAGCCCCCTCAGCAAAGTCCACCGCCAGCTGCTGTTCCTCGGCCAGCCGTGCGCTGGTCCCTCGGAATTCCGCGAGACCTCGCTCATAATTGGCAAGCTCACTCTCATACACGCGCGCCTCACTCAATTGCTCATAGAGTGTGTCGATGTCCTCGGTCTCCGGCGGCAGGTTTGCCAAGGCTAAGTTAGCCTTAGCCACCTTGTCGTTGTGGGCGTTGGCCCGGAGCACCATCTGGTCGTAGGCGGACCATTCGGCTAGGCTGGTGCGGGCATGGGTAAGCTCGAGCTCTTTGCTCAGTAGCGGTAGTGGTAGCTGGCTCATTTCAGCAATGAGGGTGTTAATCCGCTCATCCTCAGCTACAGCAAGCCGATCGGCGGTGATCTCAGCTCGAGTGAGAACCACCCCAGGTTTGGCCACCTCATCGAGGGGGTATGCCCAGAGAGCGTGGCGCTGACGTTCACGGCGTAGATCAGCCTTCGGCCACGCTGGGGCTCCCTGAGCCTCCGCTGGAACAAACTCATGCTTGCAGTTTGGACAAGTGACTTCGACCTCACCGATCTCCCAGACGGTCCACTCTTTCTCCATCTCCTCGATCGCCTCGAGGGTGATGATAGGAGCATCCCCACGGCGTGCCACTTCAGCACCCCACGTCAGGTAAGCCTCGGCGGTTCCAAGCACCTCCTCGGACCACCGGGGGGCAAAGGTATGGCCCCCAACCTGATCAAGCAGGGACCGGTAACGACGGTTGGCTTCCCGACGTTCATCTTCATAGGCTTGAAGCTGAACGATTTCACTATTGTCCACACGCGCACGAGGTGGCTCATCAGGCAGCGGCATCAACACCCCCCCGGATAATGCCGCGCGCGTGGCGCGTAGCGCCTTCGCCGCCTCAAGCCGATTATTCAGCATCTGAGATGCGGTATAATTCTCAGGCTCAACTGGCTCGACCGGGGCGCGCAACGTCGAGGCCAATGCTGTGGCTGTGGTGCGGTGGTCCTTCGCCTTGTCCTTGCAGGCTTTCTCCACACGCTCCTGCGGCTGTAGCCGGAGCAGCTTGTCAATCAGCTGTTTGCGCTGCGCAGGACGCAACTTGGAGAACTCCTGCACCTCACCCTGCGGGGCGGCGCACACAAAGTCGAAGATCTCCAGACCGAAGCCGAGCAGCTCGATCACCTTCTGGTTCACAGCCTCGGTGTTCACCGCAAGGATCTCGTCGTCAGACAGGCGAGTGATGGTTTCTTTCTTGGAGGTACGCTCGATCAGGTAGTCCACTCCTGCAATGGCACAGGTCATGGAGGCAGACAGCGACTTGTAGTCAGTGGCCGGCCCTCGGAGAGCCTTCTTACCGAACAGCATATAGCGGAAGATCTCGATCGATCCGAACGACTTCCCGGACCAGTTGGGGCCTACGACGGCAGTCACACCCTCCTCAAGGGTAAAAGCCCCCGCGAGCGTCTTCCCACTCGAGGGAAAAGTGATTGTGTATTCTACTGATTTTATCATGTGAGCGCCTCTGTGGCTGACGGGTGGGAGGATCAACGGTGGCAACACTAAGTGCTGGGGGGACTTTGTTCAGGTTCTGACTGGTTGAGCCTTAAGTCCTAGGGGCGGTTAGGACCGCCTGTGTATGCCCTTGGGATGCGCGAACTCCGGCCTTTCATTGACGACGACGGGACTATCTTCTTGCATCAACAAGAGGGTGGTGTTGCGGTGTTTGACTTCACCGACGAGGAGGGAGTCCCGAGGGACATGACCTTCGCGGATGTGACCTTCCGCATGCAGGGATTCAGTAAAGCCTTAATTGCCGGGGATACTACCTCCCAACTGGTGCTTGAGCTATTGGCCAGTGAGCTGCCTGATAGCTCTGAAAAAGCTCGAGACTATATTATCTTGGACAGCACTGGGGCAGTTCCCCACGTCATCCTCGACGGCAGTGTGGTCCTCACCGGATGGCTGTAGTCGAAGTCACCCTCAGCCGAGCAAGGCCAGTCAACTTCGTTGTTCAGGGTGAACAGACCGCTGAAGTAACTGTGCGGACACCGTACCAGAAACTGCGTGTGGTTCAAAGTGCTTCCCCTCTCCCCTTTGCAGGGGGCGCCCCTGTCACAGAGGGCGACGGTATCAATCTAGTCGGCAATGAAATTAACCTCGACATTTCTTCTCTACCAACTGCTCCATAGGAGGCCACATTGGCTGTTCAAGGTTCTGACTCTTTCGTAATCTCTCGTGGCGGGACTCTGTATAAGACCCTAGCCAGTGACTTCTTGGCGTATGCCGAGGCCAACCTCGGCGTCTCCCAGTACCGGGTGGCTGACATCACGGCCCGGAACGCACTCGACAGCGGCATGAGCGTGGGCGACCGCGTGATGGTCGATGACGCCACCGCCGACGGCACCGTTGTTTCCGGCTGGGCGCTCTACCAATGGTTGTCGTCGGGGGTGTGGCGCAAGATCGCCGAGCAGGAAAGCCTCGACATCACGGTCGGCGGTGACACCAACCTCGGCTATTCCGCCGCTGCCACCAACGGTGTGGTCACCAGTGACACTGGCACCGACGCCACCATCACAGCAGCAGATGGCACCAACGCCGGCCTGATGGTCCCAGCTCAGTTCAACAAGCTGGGCTTTGTCAGCGTCACCCAAGCGGTCGACCTCGACGCGATCGAGACTGCCAGCCATGCGGCTGTCACGCTAACCGGCTCGGGTAGCACCAACCCGCTCACGTTGAGCGGGCAGGTACTCGGCTTCTCTATCGCCAATCTGACCTCGGCACCTTAATCATGGGGGTGCTCTCCACTGATCTATTGATGGTGGAGCGTAGCGGTACGCCCTACAAGGCGACCGCTGCGCAGGTTGGCGCCCCGCGCGTGTCCTCGGCAGCGTCCGCCGCTTCGATCACCCCCGCGATCGAAACCTACGATACCTACGACCTAACCGCCCAGGCTGTGGCTCTGACGATTAACAATCCGACGGGGACACCGTATAATCTGCAGCGGCTGGCTATCCGGATTACAGACAACGGGGTGGAGCGCGCGCTTTCGTGGGGGGACAGCTACCGCCGGGTTTCCGATGTCAATCTCCCGGCGTCAACCCTCGCCTCCAAGGTGCTCATAGTTGAGCTATGCTACCATGCGGGGTTATCATTATGGCTGTGTGTTACAGTATCGGTGAGTAACCAATCACTATCAAATATCGAGTTTGTGGGGGCGAACTTCTGGGCCGTGCCCGGAAAGGCTAGTGGCTCAGACACTATCGACCTGACGACGTATTTCACCGGAGGGTTAGCGCTCACCGAGGGGGATTTTGTCCTGGTGGGCGTCTCAGCGGTTTACGCTAGTGTGGCGATGGAAAGCGCTGGGTGGACCGACGAAACGGGCGCCATCACTGGCACGGATGATATAGTCACAAATTTAAGGGTCTATTCCAAGTTTATGGGACCCTCCCCAGATTCAAGCGTTCAAATCGCTGCTACTACGAACGCCACATGGGCTCAAGCCATTATGGTGCGCGCCTATCGTGGGGTTTCTATCTCCACCCCAATGGATGTTGCAGGCACAACCGCCTCGGGGGGGAACAGCGCGCTAGCGAATCCCCCAAGCAATACACCAGCCCACGCTGGTTCTGTAGGAGTGGTGTTTGCTTCAGCGGGAACAAATAGCTCAGAGCTCACTTTTGCTAGTCCTGATCTCAATGAGTTTATAACCGGTTGGTCCCCTGATGGCGCCGGGAGTGCTGCTGGAAGTGGCCACAAGTATCTCACCGGTGTATTTGACCCCGCTCAGTTCACCCTAGCCTCTGGCAGTGGTGGTATTTCGTTCTCTTGGGCAGCCGCGCATCTAATTCTCCGCAGTGGCACCCCGGTGGCGTCAGATGGGGAGTGGGGGAGCCTCATCGGGTCTCTTTCTGATCAAACCGACCTTCAGGCGGCACTCGATGCCAAGCAAGCCACCATCACCGTTTCAACCACCGCCCCCGGATCGCCCGCTGTTGGTGACTTGTGGGTGGATACGAATTAAGGACTGAATATAATGGCTATCACCACTCTAGACGGCGCAATCGCTGGGATGATGCCCCCGGTGCCAATTACCAAGGTGGGCATCGCCACGGCAGCGGTCGGCGCGATGCGAGGGTACACACCGTGGTATGCGGCGGGTAATCCGGGTGCTTCGACGGCTACCGCAGCAGGGATCAACGGGCAGGCCGTGGATAGTAGTTTAGGGGCTACTGTGGGGGGGCGGCTCCCTCGCACCAACCCCGGCTCTGGTAACTCGTATCTCGCGCGCCTCGGCATTAGCGCCAGCACGGCAGGAACACTGTGGCTAATCGACCGGCTGTGGCACAACAGTGGGTTGTCGGTCACTTCGACCAGCGCGCAGGCGATTACGCCTGCTACGCTGCCTGCCCGATGCGGAGATGGAACCACCAACGGCGCGAACGTGATGGCCGCGATGGAGTGGTCGGCTACGGGCGGTTCGGGGACACCAACGGTGACGTTGACCTATACGGATCAGGACGGAAACACAGGCAGCACCAGCACACTCGCTGGTGTTACCACCCCACCTGTCGGGACATTTGAGATATTCACTTTGGCGGCGGGGGATACTGGCATTCGTGCCCCAACCAGTCTTATCCAGTCTGCGACGCGCACCAGCGGCACAATGCACCTGGTACTGTTCAGGGTGCTGGCACAGGTGGAAGTGACCTCTGCCAACATCGGCAATGCGATAGACGCGCTCACATCGGGGATGCCGCGCATTTATGATAACAGTGTGCTGCAACTGGTCTGGTTTCCTACAGCGACGACCGCCACCAACTTCATTGGTCAGTATATCGAAACGCAGGGGTAGGTTATGGCGAACACGGGGGACGGTAATTTCCCGCTTCGTTCAGCCTGGTTAGGCGGAGGCAGAGGCAGAGGCAGAGGCAGAGG